CCGCCACCTAGATAAACAACCATTACTGATTTACCTGTACCTGCAGGATTCCAAGATGTACCATCGGCAATAGCAACCATACCGTTCGCTGGAGAAGCAGGGGCCGCAGTTAGCACAGCTAGTTTAGCAAAACCATTAACATCTAATGTTGCAGAAGGTTGTGTAAATCCATTGTTTATTCCAACGTAACCTCTAGAATCCATAAAAAGTGTTTTGCTAACACTCATTGGGTTACCATCGGTAATAACAGTTAATCCTATTGATCCGCTGATGGCACCAGTTGAAACGCTACCGTATGGATCAACACCTGTTGCAATATAGGCAACAGGTATATAATTACTTCCGTCGTAGGCTTGAATAACTTTAGCTTCTAAGGTATCACCTACTTGAATTGTTGTTGGAGAACTAGTAGTACCTCTTGAGATGTTATAATTTTCACCAGTTGAATAAGAACCATTTGATATTGCAAATACAGAAGAGTGATTTCCTGGCACTTCCATAAATCTACGTACAGTTGTAGCATTACCTGCTGTCTCGTGTTTAATGTCAATGAAGTCGCTACCCCAGATAGTAGACGTATGTAGGTCACCGTAGAAAGTAGAAGTAACTGTATTGGCTGCTGAGTCAAGAATTACATTAAAACTACTATCTAATACATTGCCTTTTAAATCACCTGCAACATCGCCAGTTACATTTCCAGTGACCGTTCCAGTAACATCTCCAGTAACGTTACCTGTAACATTACCATTTAAATCTCCATCAACGTTACCTGTAACATCACCAGTAACGTTTCCTGTTAGATTTCCTGTAACATTTCCTGTTACATTAGCAAACACAGGACAAACAATTCTACCTTGCACAGCGTCAACTAATATCGAGCTATCGTCGCCGAATACTGAACCTTTTGAATCCCCAGTGTGGAAACCAGTTACATTTCCAGTAACGTTTCCAGTTAAATTGCCAGTTACATTTCCAGTAACGTTTCCAGTTAAATTGCCTGTTACATCTCCAGTAACATCACCAGTTACATTTCCAGTTAAATCACCTGTGACATCACCGGTTACATTTCCAGTTAAATTACCTGTAACATCACCTGTTAGATCTGCTGTAATTGTAGACGGTAACTCAACTACCGCCGAAATTGTATCGTTTGAATCGTTGTATGCAAAAGAAATACCATTATGTGTTCCGTTAGTGAATAAACTAGCGGCAGCATCTTGAGCATCTTCTGCGGTAAAACCTGTAACAGCAACGCCACCCAAAGTGGATCCGTTGCCTATGTGTAATCTTTGCGTATCAGTAACATAGACTAATTCACCTGCCGCTAACGGTAGCGTCATTGCTAATCGTTCTGCTTCAGTACCTCTGCGAATTTGTAAAGGCATATTATAACTCCTGGAAATTTCCTATTCATTATATTTATGCCAGCCAAAAAAATAGGGCTCCGAAGAGCCCTATAAACTACGCAGTTAATCCTACATTGTAGGTCCGTTGCCGTTCTTAAAACCAACAACTCCACCTTCTTCTTGGATACGCTTTAACACATCTTCAAATAAGATAGGTGCAAAGTCGGGTGTTTGTTCTACGCATACGCAATGATATCTTGGATCGATCTCATCTGAGTATAATACAGCACCGGTCTTAGCATCAACTCCACGTGCCTTCTTTACACGACCCGAGTGTAAGTGTCCGTGGATGTTAACTCCAAAACGACCTAAACTTGCTTCGTGTACAGGAATATGACTTAAGATCATTCCGTTCATAACGTGGTATGCACGTAACTCTCGAAAATGTTGTCTGTAGTCTTCATCCTTGAAGATATCGTGGTTTCCACGGATTAAGACCTTATCACCGTTTAAACGATGTAAGATACCTAATGCCTTACGGTTAATAACAACGTCACCTAAATGGTAAACCTTGTCAGCGGGCTTGACACGTTCGTTCCAAGCCTTGACCATAGCTTCGTCCATTTCCGCAGGATCATCCCACGGCCTTAACTTTGTAACTCCGTCATCTCGAGTGAAACGGCACACGCCAGCGTGGCCGAAGTGCGTATCACTCACTAAAAATACGCTAGGCATAGTGCCCTCCTTTCTTAAAGTTTTAACAATGCCATTGTAGCAGTTGATTCGTTTCTCATCCCTACATAGTAGGGTCTGCTAGTATAGCCCCGTTCGTTCATTTTAGGCTTGCCCCAGAATGTCATATCCCAACGCCAGCCTTCTAACTCTTTTACAGCCTTTTCTATCTTGTTAGATTCAGAACTAAATCTGTCGATCAAAAAAGCATAGCGATAGCCTTTGTGATACAGATTGTGTCTGCGGTCTAATTTTATCAACTTCATACTGGTCCTTTACATTGACCAGTATGCCTCCGAACTAGGATCGCAACACCGAGGAGTGTCTGCGTCAATTTGGATGTCTTTACCGGTCATCAAATTTTTAACAGTTTTGTATTTTGCTGAATACTCGATTTGAAACATAGGTTCCGGATACAGATGCTTGAGTTCGCGAACTTCGCGATCCATACTAGCATCATCCTTACGATCAAACTCGTATGTTCCAACGCAACGGAGACCTACTTTATTTCGGCTACCGTACTTAGAAACACGAGTAAGACGTTTGTCTTGTTTGTAGATTCTTAGAGTGTATTCCATTTCGCTCTCCTGTTGTTTCAGTATATGTATATTGTAGCACCAGAAAGCCAAACTGTCAAGTGGCTAAAAAGCCACACTTTTTACCAGTTTTCTACTCCGGAAATTTCAAACTTAATTTCGGCATCTCTGCCCATAACCTTTGTAGTTATAAACAAATCCAGCGTAGCACCAATGCCGCTAGAGTTATCGCTTTCTAGTCTAAAAGTTTCTACGTCTGGAAACTCTGCTACAATCTCACTGATCAGTTTTAAATCGTCTTTGTGTAGGTACATTAGATATCTCCTTCACGCTCTCTACGCTCACGACGTTCTGCCGCAAGTGTAAAAACTTTTTCGTTGTCGTTAGTCCAATCTACAGTCTTAGGAGGAACTATGATGCCCGAAGGTAGAGTCACACCGTTGATAGTGTGAGGCTCGTTTTCATCATAGGTCCAACCTAGTTTCTTCATCATCTTGTGCTTGACCAGCAGGTTAGGGCTACGAAAGGCTTCAGTATCTCGGAAACCCATCATTACGCCAACTTCACAGACAGCACCACTACGGCAAACACCTGCCACACAGTGAACAACAACGTTCATTCGATCCTCAAATGCTCGTTGTAGTAGTTCAACTAGTTGATCAGCTTGAGCCTGTGTGATAGCAAACTCGCTCATATCACGCATAACACCATCACCAAGGTTGGTCATACCATCTTCTTCAATGTCAAGAAACTCAAACTGATGCACTTCCCTAAACTGATAGCTAGGAGTAGGAAACTCCATAGCAGGGTCAACGATCTGGATCAGCATACTGTTAATGCCTGCGTCGATGTGATGACCTTTCTTTACATCGCTGAGCGATACATTTTGGATCCACGGATTCATCATTTCCACCTTTTATCGTTTTGTTCAAATACCTTTAGGTATTGTTCTTTCAAATCTACCAGCATATCGCTGATATCTTCAACTTCATTTTTAGTCCACTCGTCTAAATCCATTTCTTCAACTTCGATAGAGTATGTTTCTTTTGATGGACTATACTTCTTGTGTTTCTTAGCCGCAGGCTTTTTCAAACCTAGCAACTCTTTTTCTTCGTCTGTTAGGCGATCCAGTGCTTCCTTCTTTACACGTTCACGGCGCTCTTGTTCAGCGATGCGAGCCTTTTCTGCTCGGTCTGCTTTAACGTGAGAAGCCCACCATTCAGCAACTTCTGGATTCTTCAAAACAAGAAAATCTTCTTTGCCTTGACGAACAAGTTCTTCCATAGCTGCACAGGCGATTCGAGCAAGTTTGTCGCATTGACGTTTATACTCGTCTGCACGGCTATAACCATTATCACTTTCATAATCACGACAAGGCATAAT